TGTTATGGACATACTTATTAATCTGACACGGTTGCTAGATTATTCCGAGGAAGACAGGAGGGTCATGAGTTCTATAGCGTATGACTTATGTAACCCTTCTGTGGTCATGTTGGGCACCATAGTCCAGCTTGCTGGGGTGAACACCTCAGGCAACCCTTTGACAACCATGATCAATTGTGTTGCTAACATGATGATTAATTGTCAAATTCATGCGATGATTAAGTTTGATAGCTTACATGGTAAGTACATGGTTGATTATCCACGTGATTACTCTTGTATGACTGTTTCGGACATGGATTTCGATTTGCGCCGCATTGTCACATATGGCGATGATGTGGTGGTTCGGGTGGTTGATGGGTCGTTAATAGACCAGCCAGCGACCATTTATTATGGCAAACAGCTGGGTTACGTCATCACGGGGTCCGATAAGGGCGATGTGGTGACGAAGTATGCAGAAAACTTTGCGTTTTTGAAGCGCAAGTTTAATCTGTATGCTAAGTCTGATGGTCAGGTGGTGCTATGTTTTGCGCCCTTGGCCATTGATTCGATTTACAAGCCATTTGTATGGGGCGACTTTAAGAAGGTCGACATTGGTGACTATTACACGGGTTTGATTAAATCGGCGTTGCACGAGTTGGTGCAGCATGGGCGTGACGTCTATGACGTTCAAGCCCAGTTATTGTGGGGTCTCGTTATGTCCTTTAGAATAGAATCTAAGGGCAAGAAAGGAGGCATCACGTTTTCAACCGGGATCGCATCGAGATTCAGACAGGGCATCCCAACTTGGGAAGATGCTGTCAGAAGTCGGTACGGTCACGATATAAATCGGATTGAAGGTGAGCTAACACTCTCCGAGCTCAAGTTAATTGAGTTGTAAATAGCACGGCCCTCCATGGCGGTAAACTGGTGTCGTTTGTACATTATTGTATGTTATATTAGGATTAGCAATCCACACTCCTTCTCACGACAGAGAATACCAGAAGGTTACAATTGCTGACAAGTGTTTAATTACAGTGTTAGGGACCACACATGAATACAATTATGGTCTATGCCCCGGACAAGATTCCGTGGACTTTGCGGGGGTACACCCGCCCGGTAGCGATGCAAGTGAGCACGTCGCGACCGGTACTTTGCGCTCATCTGAGATTTTGGTTGTGGAGCCAGAATCCAGTGAAACTTATTCCACAAGTCGTAGTGGATCGAACGTGGCCAGCCAGAACGTGGAGTTTATGGATGCCAATCCTGCTTTCGATTACACCGTCGATGGTGCCGACGATCCCACCAGGGGATGTGCCGATGCCAACGACGCGACACTGGGCTCTTTTTTAGAAAGGCCCATTTTGATCAAAGAGTATTCTTGGGCGCCTGGAATAGCGTTTTCAGAATCTTTTGATCCATGGTCATTGTTTTACAATGATAGCAGGAACGTCAACAGATTGTCCAATTTCAATCTGCTGAGGAGCAGGTTGTGTATCAAGTTTGTCATTAATGGCAACGGATTTTACTATGGCCGTTTGTTGGCGTCTTACAACCCTTTACCTGTTTACGATCAGGTCTCGGTCAATAGGGGCCTCAACATTTCGGCCGATGCTATTGCAGCTAGTCAGAGGCCTCACATTTACATCAACCCTACAGAATGTCAGGGAGGTACTTTGTGTGTGCCTTTTGTGCATTATCAGAACACCTTGAGGGTGCCCGATGCGCAATGGTCCGAGATGGGAATCGTTGAAGTCAGACAACTGAACCCTCTTAAGAATGTGAACGTTGCAGGCGTGGTTGTTGGACAGGAACTTACGATATCGGTCTTTGCCTGGGCCGAGGGTGTTGAACTTTCCGTGCCAACGGCTTCTAATCCCGCTACCATTGTTCCACAATGTTTAGAGGTTTGTCCCGAGGCCGATGAGTATGGGGATAGCCCCGTTAGTTCCGTCGCCTCCACTGTCGCAAGAGTTGCTGGCAAGTTGACGAATGTTCCGTTTATAGGTAGGTTCGCCAAGGCCACACAGATAGGTGCGCGTGCTGTGGGTGATGTTAGTAAGTTGTTTGGTTTTTCCAGACCTCCCATTATAGACCCCATCCGTACGTATGTTCCTAGATACGTTGGAGGCTTGGCTAACGTGAACACTCCCGACGCTGTGGAGAAACTTTCGTTGGACGTTAAGCAAGAGGTGACCATAGATCCTTCTGTTGTCGGAGTCAGTTCCGCCGACGAGATGGGTTTGGTCGATATCGCAAAACGCCAATCTTATTACACTACATTTCAGTGGGCCACTAGGGGATATCCTAATTCTGGCCCAGGTAGTAAGTTGTTTCAAACACAGGTCATGCCTACGGTTTTTCAAACTTATGGTAGTGGAGTTGCGACGGAGTATCATAATGTACCTGCAGGCATGGTAGCCTTACCCTTTAAGTATTGGGGTGGTTCGATGGAGTTTCGGTTTCAGATAGTTTCTTCCAACTTTCATCGTGGCCGTTTGCGTGTGGTTTGGGATCCGCATTCCTTAACTGGCGGTGGTTCTTCGTCTGGCTATAATACTATGTACACCCGTATAATAGATATAGCTGACATGCGCGATTTTACTTTTAAGGTTGGCTGGGGTAGAGAGTATTCTTTCTTACCCGTACGCAATCCTATGAAATTGCGCGATGGTTTACCAATACCTTCGTATGCGACGGGTGCTGCGGCGCCTGCGGTGTTACAGCAGGTTTTTGGCAACGGCACCATTTCTGTGTTTGTCGTTAACGACCTTACCACACCAAATCCCGACCCTACAGTGGATGCTAGTGTTCAGATCAATGTGTTTGTTAACATGTGTGACGATGCTAGGTTTGCCGAACCCACTGATGCGGCATTGGCGAATATATCTTATTTCCCATCTGCTGCTCCAATTTCGCCGGAAACTCTGGAGGTTATACCCGAGTCCGATGAGAAGGTGGCTGAGGTACAACTCAGTGCTCCTGACTCCACAGATGTCACTACTGGGGTTGGTGCAGTTGGTAGCCCTACCGACCACACGATGGATGTGTTCTTTGGAGAACAGGTTGTAAGCATAAGAGAGCTTCTTAAACGTTATTGTTTGCACTCTGGTGTGACCACTGGTGCCAGATCGGAAGAAGTTGTGGGCTCAACGCTCAATTTGTTGCAGCCAGACTTTCCGTACTACTTTGGTTATTGCCCTGATGGTCCTCACAATAGTGTCGACGGTAAGTTTGCTTTTTGTCACATGACGTTTTTGAATTATTTTTCTCCATGTTATGTGGCGTATAGAGGAGCCATTAGACGTAAATATTTAATGACGCGCTCACCGACTACGGTGAGTAGCTCGGCAATTCCCGGATCGGGTACTGTTGGTTGTCTTTTAGATACTTACGTGAGTGTCAATCGTGAAGATGGTGTCTCTAAGAGTCTCACCTCTTTCGGTCAATACATTCCTTATAGTTATGGCACTGCTACCAGCATCTTCAGGTCGGATTCGGATACTACTTATGCGAGTACCGCTCCCCGGCAAATATATGAGGGGACGGCGTCGCAGGTTGTGGGCGTTGCCGTGACTCCAGCACACGTGAACCCTAACATAGAAGTTGAACTGCCCTTTTACACTAATAGGCGGTTCTTCAATGCTAGACGTATCAATATTCTTGATTCGCGTTTGCTGACAGACGAAAACCCTCCGGTTCATCGTCTACAAGTGACTGGCTGTAAGGGTTTGGTCGTGGCCTTTGTGGCCGCGGGTGAAGACTTTAGCCTGTCATTTTTTATAGGAGTACCTATTATGTACTCTTTGGGGAGCAACTCCCCAAACCCTGTGCCCGTTGCGGCATAGGTTTTCAAAGGCCCAGCGCGG